AAAATAACAATAATAATAATTTTATAATAATAATAATTTTATAATAATAATAATAATTTTATAAAAATTGAAAATTATTATTTAAAAAACACTATTAAATATTAAATAATAAATATTAACTAATAATAATAATGGATGAAGCAGAATTAATTAATACGGTAGAAGAGCCAACAGAAGAAGAAGAAGAAGAAGAAGAAGAAGAAGAAAATGAATCAGTAGCAAGTGATGAAAATTTTAATTACAATGAAAATGAACATGACAATGATTCAGAAATTATACCAATTATAAACGATGACGACGACGAAGAATACGAAGAAGAAAAGAGCGAAATAAACAAAGAAGAATTGGGAGAACTAACTACTAGTAAATCAGAAGCATACAAATCGTCTTATATGTTTGATGATGATTTAGAAGCAAGTGATTCTCAAGACTTTTTACAAAAATTTGATAAAGAATCAAAAAGTGATTTTATTGCAACAAATCATCAAGAATGTTTTAGTAAAAATTTAGATGAAATCAAAGATTTATTAAATGTTATTCGGGATAAAAATAATATTATAATTGATGAATTACATAAAACCTTGCCGATGTTAACTAAATATGAAAAAACCAGAATTTTGGGTATACGATTAAAACAACTTAATAATGGTTCTTTACCATATATTAAGGTAGCAGAAGATATATTAGATAACCTTATAATAGCCGAAAAAGAACTTAAGCAAAAAAAAATACCATTTATTATTCAGCGACCTTTACCAAATAATACATTTGAATATTGGAAATTAGAAGATTTAGAAATTTTATAGATGCCTTAATAAGAATCAGTTTATTTATATTTATTGTCTCCATCTATTTCCACAATTTATACATGTTACAAAAGTAGTCATTGGCTCGTCGGCACTTCGTGTTTGTAGTTGATAATGTGTACATTTTTTTGATTTACATTTAGAACATGTAAAATCGTCTGTAGATGCTTCTAATTTAGGCGAAAATTTATTTTCGTCTTTAATTTTTTTCAATTCAATTAAATTATTCCATATATCTGGACGCATTTCTTCATGGCTCATAAATGCTAATTCATGTGCTTTTATTTCTTTATTAATTAGTTTATCATATAAAACCGGATGAGTGATATTATATAATATCATTTTTAATTTTTCAATATAAATAGTAACAAATAATTCATTACTCCATTTTTTAATTAAATTTTTTTTATCAGCCGTTTCAATGGTATAATTAAATATGCCTTTTTCTAAATTAATTGATATATTTTCATCGTTTGTAATATTTTGCATTTTTTTTATTATATTTTCTCTAAACTCATTTGGACAAGTCAATAATCTATTTGATCTACTCATTGATAAATACTATAATAATAATTTTAATATTATTTATCAATTTTAATAATATTTTAATGATATTTTAATTTATTATATCTATTCATCATCACTATATTCATATAATTCACACGTTAGTTCCGAATTGTAAGAATATTCAGAAATAACATCACTTTCATTATCATAATCCGGATTTTCTCCACTCACTTTATTTTCTTTATTTTCTTTATTTTCTTTATTTTCTTTATTTTCTTTATTTTCTTTATTTTCTTTATTTTCAAATATGTCTGATTCATTCGAATAAAAACAATTTATAAAACAATCTTTATTTAGTGATATATATTTGTTATCTGGTGTTTTCATTAAAAATATAGATTTACCATAAATATTTAAATTATTATTTTTAAATAGTTCAAAATTACTTAATGAATTGGAAAAACCTTTCTTTTTTCCCCATAATTCAATTGAATTATTTTCATAATCCCAGACATGTATCTTTTCAAAATCAATATTATTTTTAAAATTACATTTTTTATAAATGGTCTCTATGGTTAAGTTTTTTACTTTAATTTCATTGATTGAACTATTTTGTATTTGAATACAATTTAGCATAAATTGATATTTATTAATTATAGTGTAATCTATTTAAGTTTTAATCTAAATATTATTTTTTGAAGTTATATAAATGTTGTTCTATATTATTACTTGGGCTATAATCTATTTTATTTTGATATTAGTTATACATAATTTATATCTTTTTTTTCAAAAGAATTTAACCAGTATAAAAACAAAAGATTATTATAATTTTCCTAATAAAGAATATAATAAAATTAATAATATTTTAAACTCTAAATCTGAAATAAAAATAGATGAAAATAAAATTTTAAATAATGTAACTAATAATACTTCTAAACAAATATTAGAATCTAAATTTAATACGTTCTCTAATATAGATTTTTCTTTAAAATCCGAAACCACATACAATAATGATGCGAAAATATTTCCTAATTACGATGTTAATTTAACTTCAAATAATATAGAAACTAAAATAGAAACTAATTTAGAAACTAATTTAGAAACTAATTTAGAAACGAATAATTCCAATAATTCCAATAATTTTAATATTGAACAATTTAATTCTCGTTTTGAAAATAATAATATGAAAGGTGAATTAGAAGAATTTTTAAATAAATTAAATAATTAAAATATTTTAAAACTGATAAAAAGTCATTTAAAATTATTATTACTTATATAATTAATGAAACTTATTAATCGTAAAATAATTGAACCTATTCTTTATAGATACCCTAATAAGGTATCTATTAAGAATTTAAATATTTATAATAATAATAGTAATAATAAAGTTTTATTTAATTTAGATGGAAAATATTATATTTTAAAACCAAAGGGTAAAAAATGTCATTTATGGTTTACATATATTGAAAAAAAATTAATTGCTATTCTTATATTTTTAAATAATAAAAGTATTTATGATATTAGTAATGAATTTTATGAATTTCCAATTGAATTTAATAATACATTATGCTATAATAATATTTTACTGTTTGGATACTATTTCACTAATGTAAATAATAAAATTAAAAATCATTATTTTATTATTGAAAACATATTTAATTACAATATTTACAATAAAATATTGCAAAAAAATGATTATAATTATAATTATAATTATAAACTTGAACTTTTTAATAAAATTTTACCAAAACTAAATAATACTAAAAATTATTTTATAAAATTACCAATTATTTTAAATAATAATGAAAGCATATTCAAACTGGTCTATAATTTAGATTATAATATATTTAGTATATCTGTTTATAGCGATTCCAAATATTTAGGTTCTTATAATTTTAATAACAATAATAATAATAATAGAAACAAAATATATGCTACGTTTAAAATCACCCCGTGCATTAATCAAGATTTATACAACTTAATTATATTAAACGGTAACATTGAAGAAGTTTATGATTTAGCATTAATTGACAATTATAAAACGAGCAAATTTATGAATCAATTATTTAGAACCATTAAGGAAAATAATAATCTAGATTTATTAGAAGAAAGTGACAGCGAAGAAGAATTTGAAAATATTAATATTGATAAATTCGTTCATTTAAACAAGAATCATTATATTGAATGCGAATATAATAATAAATTCAAAAAATGGATGCCTAGAAATTTATCAAATAATAAATTGGTCACAAAAAATAATTTGCAGTTAATTTTAGGAAGAAAAAATTATTTTATAAATGATTTCTCAAATCAACGAGTTCATTAATTTTACAAGAAGTTTGTTAGCCATAATCGTTACCATACGCGATTATCCAACCAGTGTAAACACATACATGGTAATTCTCAAAAAAACCGATAAAACTCGCTCTCATAAATAGACTTATTTTTTATTTTATATATACATATATATATATATATATTATGTTTATGGGCGGATTTGATCCTTATTCCCTTGGTAAAAAGACGAGATCCATAAAAGTAGGACGATCCAGAAATGTAGGACGATCCAGAAATGTAGGACAATCCATAAAAAGGCAATTCAGAAAAGCAGGACAAACCATAAAAAAAGGGCAATTCAAAAAATCTAGTCCATTTAAACGTGCAAAAACCCGAAGAATAAAAAAGGCAAAGTCATTAACTTAATTGCTTATATAAAAACCGAATTTTCTAAAAGAGTCGAATGCGAAAATGATAAAATACTTTAATGATTTTGGTCTTTGTCACGCCATTTACAAGAGAAAAAAATAAATTCTTTTCAGGGGTCACGGAAATATAGAGAGAACAGGGCGACCGAGAAGGCAGCTACGGAATAATAGATTATTAATTAAGTTTGATTAAACATTTATTTTCATTTTCACTTTCATTATTTTTATTTTTACCTCGGTTTTTAGGAATAATTTCTTTCCATATCAGCGTTTCATCAAATTCTAGACCTCCTCTTATATATTTAATATAATTAACATATTTATCATTATTTGTGCGAATTATTTTATATTTATTTTGATTATAAAATATTTTTCTCTTGTTAAATTGATTTAAGAAACAATCGTGTTGGTCTATAATATCAATAATTAATGGATGCTCGTGCTTTGTTCTTAAAATTCTTCCAACAGACTGAACTATGTCCGATTTAGGCGTTGCTAAAATTAACGTGGTCAATGATGGTATATCTAATGCTTCGGCTGCCATAGCATATGTAGCCAAAATTAATTGTTTTGTTTCACTTATTTTTAAATCTTTATCTTTCATTCCGCCCACATAATACCCTACACTTGTAATGTTCTTTGCTTCCACACCCTTAAATATATAGTTTAATAAATTCTTTTGATGTCCAAGTAAAATTATTTGCTGGTTTTTATTTATTTTTAACTCATTCTCTATAACATTTATTATAAAATCACATCTAAAATTTAATTTGGAGACCTTACTTAACATCGTAGAATACTTCAAGTTTCCCCTGAAATCTCTATCTTCACTATTATGTTCCTCGTCGTCTAGTACAACATAATCAATTGCTTTAACCAATACATCGTCTTGATCTTTTTTTTTGGATATTGTATTACAAATTTCACCCAGATACATCTTGAAAACTGGTGTTAAACCGTCTTTTCTATTCATAGTTGCACTTAACCCTAAAGAATATAATGTAGTGCATTTTCTTAAACAGTTTGAAAAAGTTTGTGATGATATATGATGCGTTTCATCGATTATGCAGAATCCAAAATCATCAAATATATAATCTGGATATGATTTCATACTTATAGATTGTATCATACCAATTACTATATCTTTATCTTCTATATCTATTATCTGTCCCTGTATTGTTCCTATTTTTGCATCTGGTAAAAATTGTTTTATTCTTTCTACCCATTGATTTTTTAAAAACGTTTTATGTACTAATATTAATGTTTTCTTTTTTATTTGTTCTATGATTTTTAATGCTAAACACGTCTTCCCCCCTCCGGCATACAGTTCTATTAACCCGCTACCCTCACTATTCTCTTCTTCATTCTTGCCCAATTTTATAGCCTTTAAATAAGAATCCATTACTCTCTCTTGATAATCTCTTAATTGACCGTTAAATTTTAAATTTATAGTTTTTCCAAAACTTATTTTTATACTTTTAGGATTTCCAAATATACATATTCCCCAAAATCTAGGAACATATATTTTTTTTTCAGATTCCATATAAATAGGAAATGCTTGTGCTTCTGCTATTGAACCTTGCATAAACGGTTTTACTGTTAGTTCTTTTTTTATAAATTCTATAATATTATTATTCAAACTTATCTTATATATTGTATACCCTTTATTTCCGAGATAACTATTTATTAAATCATTTCTTTTTAAATTTTCTATTTGTGGTAATATATTTTCATGGTAATCTTTATTTTTTGGACTTATTTTCTTTTTCATTTAGGCTATAATTATTATTTTTATAAGTTTAATATATTTTTAAATATATTCAATTTTCTAATTAATAATTTTATTTTTATATACTATAAATGACAATATTTTCTAAAACTGTTAAAAGTTTCATTAATTTAAAACCCTATGAATTTATTTTATTTGTTTTATTATTATTATATTTAATCAGTGGCGTATCTATCCCATATCACTTATCACCTTATGTAAATAATATGTTCATGTATTTATCTTTATTTGCTTTTTCAATTGTATTATATTTATATGGTAACCCTTTATTGGCAGCATTTTTCTTACTCGTTTCTTTCATATTTATTAACAGATCTTATAAAGTATCTAATAATGTAATGAAACCGTCGCAAGAAAAAAAAAATAATACTATGAAACAATTAAATGCTCCATTAAATAAAAAAACGCTTGAAGAACAAATGGTTGGACAAATAGAAAGACATCCCAATAATATACCCGGGCCATCAAGCTATCGCCCTACATTGTGTGATTCGCATAATGCTAGGAAAGTATAAATAATTTTATTATTACTATCATAAATAAAATTATTTAAATTTGTTTAATTTATTTAATTTATTATCAATTAAATTTTTTGGAAGTTCTTTAAATACATAATTGCCCAACCCATATAAAATACCCAATAATGTTACTCCTAATAATGTTTGGAATCCTACATTATTTGTTATGCTAGTAGTTGAAAAATTTAATGCTAAATCATCTAATACTTCCGAACTGGTAGTTAAATCATTCTTATTATCCGTAATTTCTTCACCGCCATATATTGATACCGGATTGCAATCTATATATATATCTTCTTGTTCAACAAAACCTCTTATTGTTGGCATTTAGTATATGTGGATATTATATTATATTATATTATATTATATTAAATTATATTATTATTTTAAAGAATAATTTATTTCATATATATAAATTGAACCATGGAGAATCAAGAGACGCACACAACAAATTCATATATAATAGACAAGGATAAATTATCACTTATGAAAATTAAATTGAAAATTTTTTTTAGATTATTTTTATATATTGATAAACATTTAACACACAAATTTGGAAATAAATCTGGCCAAAAAAATAGTCAACAATTAATCATTGACTCAATAAATTCATACAGAAAAGATGTAATTGATAATTATGCAGCGCAATCTGTACATGATTTTTTTATAAAATTAAGCAATTCTAAAAATGATTCTGATAGTAATGAGGCATTTAATAATTTTATATCCTATTTCTCTCCGGGATCGGAGGCGGATGCAGCCGTGGACACTAACTCGACCGATGATAAGGCAGCAGTGCGGTACAGCGCGCGAAAGGAAGCTAAAAATGCGGAAGGTGTCGGCCGAGGATAAGACAGCAGTGCGGATGCAGGCGGCGGCTAAATTGGACCGTATCGCTGAATCAAGTTAAAGATTTGAGAGTTCAGTTTTGTAAGTTTCAATAAAAGTTTTAACCAATTCATGGGGGATTTCTGAAAAACTAACTAGCGTTTTATTTAAAATATACTTATCATGAGCATTTTGTTTTTTTAATTCATTTTCAAATAATGTTCTATCCATATAATATTTTTCTGTAGTTTTAGGCCCACAACCAGTTAAAATTGGGGGGATACAGTCTGATTTATCGCCTAAAACAATTTTATAAAATAGATTTTTCGCTGCTTCCGGGAATACTTTTTTATTTTCAATTAAATTTTTAAATTGTAAATTAAATATTTTTGTATTTTCATCCATTAGTTGTAAATAATCGTGGTCGTTGGTAATAATATAAATGTTTTCTAATGTGTATTTTCTTCTAATTTCATTTTTAGTAATCGCCACTATATCATCTGCCTCTAATTTATCACACTTAAATATATAATCAACGCCAGATTTTAGAAGAAAATCATTGCTGTAAACCAATTTAAAGAACTCTCCTCCCGTGAATACTTCATCTTTATATCTAGATTCTTTATATTGGGGAAAAATTTCATTTCTCCAAATATCTTTACGATGACAATCTATTGCAGCAATTACTTTACATTCTTCTTTGTGAATTTTTAGTTTTTTCTTAATAGTAGTAATTTGTTGCAAAAATAATTTAGTAAATTTTTCAACAAACTCTTCGCAGTTATATGGATTTTCAGGTAGTTCAATATCTTTTTTTGCAAGTTTCCACCATTGAATTAATGCAAAATATCTATAAAATATTATATAGCTTGTATCGAGCAATATATAATTCATTTAATATTATAATTATTATTATATTATAAAATATTTAATAATAATTCAATTTTTTATTTAATTTCAAGTAATTTATCACTTGCAATAATATTATATATTTGATAATAATGAAATTTTTTTCACAGTTGTTCGTTTTATTATCTATTTATATATATACATATCATTATTAGTTAAGCAGAATATATTTTCTATAACCATTACATTGTTATATTGATTGGTAATTTCTGGATAACAATTAGGTATATTTTTTTCTATATTGTTTGCATTTTCTTTTTTTAATGTTTGCAACTTACTTATTTCTTTTACAAAATTTGTTTCTTCCAGCAGTAATTCTTTATTATTTATTATACATTCTTTTAAATTTAATTTTCTTATAAACGGTATGATTGATATTATATTTATAATTGTTTCTATTTCTAAATTTGCTTCTTGCAGCTTACTGTTTATATTATTTTTTATAATTTCAATAACAACATTTTTATTTTTATACATTCCTAGAAATGAAATGCTTATTATACTACCATTCAATGGTAGTATCATATCTAGTTTGATATTATAATCGGTAACCAATGCATTCATAGTATCATAATCAATATCATCGGGTAAATATGGTATATTATTCGTGATATATTTAAGCAAATAATCTTCTTCAACATCTAATAGTATATCGTTATTTAAACATAACAATTGGAAAATCTTCAAATAAACAATATTTACAAACACCATTTTTTCTGTTATTGTTTTAATTAATTCTAATCTATTTTCACATTCATATCCATTTAAATATTTAATACCATTTTTACAATTAAATTTAAAATAACTATATAAAAAAATATTAAATACACGAAAAACTCGTATATATAATTTTATACATCCATATATATATAAAATTAAGTCAAATTCTATATTTTCAAATTCTTTTAAATAGTAATACATACCAGTAGATTACTATTTAAAATGTCTATAAATACTTTTAAATTATTATTAAATTATTAAATTATTAAAATATTAAATTATTAAATTATTAAATTAGATATCCAACGATACTATATTTTTGTCTGATTTTTGTTTTCTTTTTGATTTTGGAACTTTCACATTGGTTAAATCTTTCATGTCCTCTATACTAATTGTAGACGATTCCTTATTATCAACATTTATTTGTTTTGTTTTTAATCCACTTAATAAAGAATTTATTTCTGACTGTCTAACTGACGGACCCTTCATTTCTGGTCTTGAAATTCTCTCTTCGTAATCCGAATACCCGTCATTGTTATTATTCGAAACTCCTCGAGCAGACATTAAATCTGGTCTATTGGGTAAATTTTGTGTTCGTTGACTTCTTTCTGGTAATTTTGTTTCTACTGCGGGTGGAGGTGGTCCTTCGTTAATATTGGAAGGCATCGTTCTTTGTCTCGACTCTCCAAAACCCAATCCCGAATCATTTTGTGATGACTGATCAGCGTTGTTATTACCAAATACACCATTCATAAATCCAGCGAATCCGGGACTTCCATTATTACCCATCGTATTTACTGCGGCAGACGTAAATTGTTTCATTAATTCTGGATTCTGTTTCATTATGTCGTCCATACCAGGCATTGCCGATTTGAAAAGTGTATTTGACATATGGACCATTACTGCTGAACCACCCAATTGAAATAATAGTTTTAATTCGGGCGACATAGTCGCTTTAGATTTATATTTTTCATGCAACTCGCCGAAAAGTTCATCATATTCTTCTATGTTTTCATTTAATTGTTCGGACCAACCCTCTAATTTTACATCAAATGGATCAAACTTATTATTTAAAAATTCTAATCCCGTTACACACGCCATTAACATTTTCCCTTGAAATTTCATAGAATTTGTTTTTTCTTTTTCGGCTACTATTGTTTCGTATTCGCCCATCATTTCTTGTAAATTTGAATCCATATTGTATCTTTTACTCAATACTATTCCTTTTCGTTCTAACTCTTCTAATTTTCGTAAATATTTGAATTTTTCTTTTAATTCTTCTTCTTTTGTTAATTCTGGTTTTTTATCAACTTTATCTAAATTAACAGGTACATTATTAAATTTGCCATATCCATCCCAAGTTTTATTTTCATTCATATTTGACGTGGCTTTTCCTAGACCCGATTTAGCATCTTCATTTTGTGATACATGTTTTATATTTGCCCCATCTTTTTTTTCACTAAATAAACCACCGAATAAATTTTTACTTGAATATGGCTCGCTTATTGTTTTATTTGTTGAATCGGATTTAATGTTTTCGGATAAATCGTTTAATTCATCTTCTAGTTTTGATATATCATCTATTTCTACATTTGAAGTGGATTTGTTGTCATTTTTTTTGTCATTCATTAATAACTCTATTCCACTTCCAAAATTTACAGATGGTCTAAATCCACTTTCTTCTACATCTAAATCTATTTGATTATCATTTAAATCTCCTATTTCGATAACATCTGGATGTAATTCTATGATGTCCATACTATGTTTTAAATATATGTTTAATTTTTAAGTTATACGAAAAACTAATATATTATTTTTTTAATTTATATATTATTTTTTTAATTTATATATTATTTTTTTAATTTATATATTATTTTTTATAGATTATAGATTATAGATTATAGATTATAGATTATAGATTATAGATTATGTAATATTTAATTTATTAAATGTAGATAGATAATAAATTCCTTGTAAAAAACTATCGGCCAAATCGTCTTTTTTATTACTTTTATTAAATTTATCTAAATGATTTTCCATATTTTTTTGAAAAAGTAATTCTCGCGTGTATTGAATACTTAATTTTTTTCTTTCTGTATATGTTGTTTTTTTATCACTATTAAAAAGTTTTAATTTATTTGCCGCTGACATAAATTCTATGTTATAATTTCCGCGATCAATAAAATATTGAGCTAACATTCCTTGTATTGTTTTCATTCGATTTGCAATGGGGCTTATTTGATTTTCTAATAATATTATATCTATATTGACCAATTCACTTATAGAAAATAAATCATTAAATTCTTTTTTTAGATTTATTCCAATATCTATTAACTTTATATTATTCGCGTTTAAAATTTCCACAACATTCAAACATGTATTATTTATATGTTCGTCTATTAACTTTATTAATTCATTTTTAGATGTGGATTTGTCAAATTCTATTTTATTTTCATTTGCAATTGACGTAATATTTTTTATACTTTCTTTTGATAATTTTTTACTATTAATTGTAGGAATTATATATTCTGTGTTTTTTGTATGTGTTTTACAAAAATAGTTATTATTTTTATAAAATTTAGCTGGTTTTTTACACGACGAACAGTGTGGTATTTTATTACAAAGATTTATAACATCCCATTTTAATATATTGAACTCATTTTTATTTTTATCATGCTCAAGTAATACATATGCTAAATTTTTTATTCCTATATCAATGCTAAGAACTTTCATTTTTATTAATAAATAATTTTATTTATTTATTAATAAATAATCAAACAATATATATAAAAATTTTAATAAAAAACAAATAATATAATATTGAACTTACCTATAAAGATTTTATACACATTGAGTATAATATTCTATATAAATAGTACATTAAAAACATTGTAAATGAATTTATAATTAATAATACACCAGTTGATCTAGATTTCTTGTCTAATAATTGATAAACACCATTAAACACTGCTAAAATTGCAAAAAATAGTGTAATTAATCCGACAATATAATATATCCTGCAATGTTCTTTACCTAAAGGCGCCATTAAACTGTCTAATAAAGACATTGTCATAGTTTTATAATATAGTTATAGATAATATTCTTTTTTTTATTTAATTAAATAAAAAAAAGAATTATTCTTTACTGTTTGGAATTCTAAATCTTGGAGCATGCATTTGAGCTTCTAACACTTGTTTTGATAAATATAAGTTTTTTAAATCGCTCGTTTCATAGCCAAAAGGTTGATCATTGGATACTATAGATTTAAAAATGTATGGTTTACCCGTCGCATTTGATAAATCTTGGTTTTTGCCAGAAAAATACGGAGTCGCACTACATTCGCCACAAGAAGATATTTGGTTATTTTTTATAATTACATCTGCGTTAGTTTGTAAATATTTTCTGTAATCACTGTTTGTTTTAATATTTGCATTTTTTTTCAATTTATTATCTACACTTGAAGCTGTCTCGTAATTTGTATAATTACGTCCATCGTCCATTATGGAAGGAAAATTAAAATGAATATTATTTGAACCTTTATAACAAGTACCCCAACTCATTTAATATATATTTTTATAATATTTTTATTATAATATATTTATTGTAATAATTTTAGTAGATCATTTTTTTTCAGTGATAACGCGTTTTCATTATTTGTTAAATTTTTTGTTACTACTAAACTTCTCAACTCATCTACTTTCATCCTAGTATAATTTTTTTTTTCAATCATATTTGTTTTATTTCCGACATCTGTATCATCGGATTCTAAATTTATAATTTTAGACTCTAAAGTTAAATCTAATGTATCTAAATTAATTGGTAAATTATTTAAAAACACATCTTCATCGTTTTTATTTTGTAAATTTATATTAGTTACTCGGAAATCTTCATCTAATTTTATTTTTTCTTTGTCATCGTCATCATCATCATCATCATCATCGTCATCATCGTCATCATCGTCATCATCGTCATCATCGTCATCGTCATCATCATCGTCATCGTCGTCTTCATCGTCGTCATCGTCATCATTGTCCGAAACACTTATTTTATTTTCATAATTTGTCACGTCTTCTACGTTACTGGCTAATTGATTATCTAAATCACTAACTTCTTTTGGTTGATTTTCATAAAATTGATTTTGATTTTCGTAGAATTGATTTTGATTGTTATAATTTATTATAAAATTTTGTAGAATTTTACCATGCTCAATTAAACTATTTTCTAACATGTTTAATCTTCTATAACAATATAACATTACTGCTCCGGATACTAATAATAATAATCCTAAAGTAAATATAAATCCTGTATCCATAAAATTTAATAAAGAAATCATTAAATTTTATTTACATTTTTTTTAAGAATGTTTAACGAATTTTATTTAAATATATCATTAACATATATGAATATTCTTGGATTATCTGGTTTTAGTGCTTTATTTTTTGTAATTATAGAATTAATTTATAAATTTACCAATTGTTCATCACTTACCCCTGATATGTTTGTATCGTATTGGTTTATTATTGGTGGTATTATAACTGTACCATATTTTATAATTAATAATTATCATAAAAAACAACCATCCAAAGAAGTAATATTATGTATAGCAATAATTGCTTTATTATCATTAATTGGAAATTTAATTTATTGGAATGCATGCAGCCAAGTAAAAAATCCCGGCACTATTAGAGCAGTTTATTCTGGCGTGTTAATAATTTTAATATCATTAATAAGTGCTGCCACATTAAAAAAATTTTTGACGTTACTTGAATGTATTTCTATTTTATTGATTGTTTTAGGTATTAGTATATTATTGATAAATAGCTCTTAAGCGTTTGTTATTTGTTTTATAATATCATCTGGGTATTCTAAATCTTTTAAAACTTTTAATCCCCCCTTAATTTTACTTATTCCTTTTTTTATTTTATATGTAAATTTAAAATCTGTATTATCTTTATTTTTAATAATTTCCATATGATAATTTTTTGATACGTTTTTATCTAATTGTTTGCATAACTTGTAATAATGTGTTGTCAAGCAATAATTTATATTATTTTTCTTATTTAAATGATTCAATAGCGCTGATGCACTAGAAATCGCTTCTTCTGGGTTTGTACCACTATATAATTCATCAAATACACAAAAATGATTTTTATCATTATTGTTTTCAATTAAATCAATTATTTCTTTGCATCGCCGTGCTTCCGCTTGAAATAAACTATCCCTGCCCGATGTATCTGGTATATTAATATAACAATGAATAAAATCATAAATTTTACATTCTGCTTTATCAAAAAATCCACAACCTATTTGTTGAGAAAGTAAAATATTAAATAGTGTTGATTTTAATAATGTTGTTTTTCCGGCAGCATTTGGACCAGTTAAAATTAAATTATTATCAAATTTATAACTATTTTTTATTATATTATTGTTGCTACTATCTCTCAATAATTCACTATAATATGCGTTTTTAAAATTAGTTTTCTTATCATTTTCTATAAAAGTTGTGAAATTCATAGTGTTATTTTTTATATGTTTTTGAATAGTTACTATATTTTGAATATAACTATTACATCCAAATGAAAAATACAGAGATTTTATAATACTTTTATCATTGTGCAATTTATAAAAGTATTTCATTAGATGACCAAGTTGAAATAATTTACTAAAACTAATATTATATTCTTTTATATTATTCAATCCACTTAAATAATTGTTTAAAATTTTTATATTTTCATTCAAATTTTTGTTAAAATTATCATATGTTAAGAGAGTTTCAGTATATTTTAACAGATTCTTGAATTTATTTATCGAATTTGTTATATATTCCCTTAATTCAAATAATTTGGAATGAATATATTTAATATTTTTATAAAATTTTCCACACCCAATAACATTTTGATATGTTTGAAATACATAAAAAATTATACTAATCATTAAATATATTTTAGTCGAAATTGGAGCATCATAAAAATCGTTAAAAAATTGTCCTATAATGTGATTACTAAAAACCTGTTTTAAATGTTTTAAATATGATTCCAGTGTTATCGCATGTCCTTGAATTTTAATTATAAAAAAAGGTAATAATAATAATACAATTGGTGCCAATAAAGTTAATACTGGATTCGCCAAATTAAAAATAGATATCACCTGCATGCATAATTCGTCATTGTTATATTTATTAAAATATGGAAGATCTATATATTGATATTTTTCGGTAAATCCATAATCTTTTATAATTTCTTTAGACGAATTAAAAATATTCTCATTAAAATTTATTTCATCTTCAAAATTTACATTGTTTTTAAAATTTTTAACTAAATTTTGTGTTTCTAATAAATAATTTTTATCGTTACTATAATATCGCCCCCATTTTGAAGCTATACATTTGTCCAATGAATTTTTTGGTTCTAAAATTGAATAATATAAATTTTCATTATATAAATTATCTGATATATCCGATATATCCGATATGTCAGACGAGTTTGATATGTCCGGTAGCCTCGAAATAGCTGGTTTATATTTATCATTTTTAAATTCGATTAATTCTAAATCGTTTACAATATTTTGATTTATCTCTAGTTTACTATCTATCATTTCAATGGGTAAGTGAAAACTATTTTCAATTTCAATTTCTAATAATTCATTTGACTTCTGATCTTTAGAAATTAACAATTCCAATATTAAATCCATTATTTATATCTTATATATTATTTTTATTTTACAAACGAAATATATTATAAATATAATTTAAAACTTCATTATTGTTATATATATATGCCAACATATGAGATTGACTTTATATTAAATTTATTTCAAAATATGACTTCAAATAAATTAAATAGTGATGTTGATAACTATTTAAACAATATTTTACTCGATATTAAAAAACCTGTATATAATATATCTCCAAATTTCAATTCTTTCTATAAAAATAATAAACAAAAAAACGTTCGAAATTATAAAAATTCTAAAAAAACTTACAATAAACCCGATAATGATATAAAAAATGATATAAAAAATGATATAAAAAATGATATAACAAATGATATAACAAATGATATAACAAATGATATAATTAATGATAAATTGAAGTTTGATAGAGAAGCGGGTAATAATTATCGAATTAATAGAATTAAAGATATTAATAATAAATCCGAATATGATATGATTATTACTAATATTAGGAAAATTTTAAATAAAATAACAGAGCAAACATATGATAAATTAAAAAATGAATTCTTGTGTTATTACAAATCTATTCAAGCTGATAAAAATAACATCAGTAAAATAAATTTACATCAGATTAATATATATATATTCGAGTCGCTGGTTTATAATAATATTATTTTCAATAATCTATATTCTGATTTGTTAGATAATTTAATAAATATTAATTCTGATTTTTCTGTTATATTAAATAACAATTTGGAGATATTTTATAATATTCATAAATTAATCCAGATACCAACGTCATCTAATAGTTACAATGAACTTACCGATATTAATAAACACAATGACAAATATAAATGTTTATGTAGATTTTATATTTATTGTCTAAAAATTAATTTAATACCACATAATACTATTAATGATTTAACTATTAAATTACAAGAAGAATTAATAAGTAATATAAAAATAGAAAATAAAAAAGATTACAATGAATTATTAACTCAATTTATATTTTTAATAACATCTAATATTGAATTTACAGACGAAACGTTAATTGCTAAATTTAGATATATTGCCAATTTAAATATAAATATAAATAAATATCCCAGTATTAGCAATAAAATTATTTTCAAACATAAAGATATTCTTGAAAAAAATATTAATTATTAATTATTAATCCATTCTAAATTTCTATATATATATATAAATTTAGTAATGTTATAATATTTTTGTATATATGACACCAAGAATCAAGGCATTTATTTAGACATTTAAATATTTCAATTAAATTTAATTAAAAATATTTACATTAAATATTTTTTTTGTTTTATTATATAAAATTTTCTTATTTTTATAACTTATATATGGTTCTATCAAAAATAGATGAAAATATTAATTATTTGGAATCCAACAATCTTGATAAAAACGACGAAGGGGAGGGCTATGCATATAAAGCAAAAATATATAATAAAAAGGTTAAATTTGTATTAGGTAATCCGAATTTTCAATATATTGATAACAATATTGTATATTTCAACATATATTTAGTTAATAATCATACTTTACAAAGTAAAATAGGTATTTATGAAACTAAAAATACTTCTTATAGAGATTTATTAGATAATAATGGTAATATTATCATTGAAAAATTAAACGACCCATTATTTTTTTCATATGCCAAAACTTATATTACAAGTAAATATAATCTTACCGACGATAATATTGATTTTGACATTAATAATGACAACGATGATGAAAAATCTGATACTTCGTCAGATACTTCGTCTGATACTTCGTCTGATAGTCACTCTGAAGACGAGTCAGACGACGAGTCAAAAAATAACAATAAACCATTAGATGATAAAAACATTTTATATAATAAACCGATAATTTTAAAAGAACAAACCAAAGAAGAAAGTGATTATGAAATTTCCAATTACGTTTATAATGATTCAGATAAATGGATTAATAACTTTTTTAAAAGTCACAAATATTCTATAATAGCTAATGAGGGCGGTGGTGACTGTTTTTTTGCAACGGTGCGAGATGCATTAATCGGTTTAAATGTAGAAAAATATAACAACATAAATGTTAAAAATATAAGAAAGAAATTAGCAGATGATTTAGACACCGATCAATTTAATGTGTATATGGAATTCTATTCTTATTATAGTGACGGATTTAAAAAAACAAAGAAGACAATGGATGCATTAAAAGTCGAACATAAAAAATATAAAACTATTATTGGTGGTACTAGTAATTCTACTGAAAAATCTATGATATTAGACGATGCCAAATCTAATATGCAAAAAATTGTTGAATCAAATGAACAAAGTAAAGAATATCAAGAATTAACCAGTGAATTAGAATTTATGAAAGATGTTAAAACCATCGACGACTTAAAAAATATTATTATGACCAACAAATACTGGGTAGATAGTTGGGGCATTTCCGCTCTTGAACGATTATATAATATAAAATTTATTATTTTAGCTGAAAATAATTATGATAAAAAACTTCAACATAATCCAGAAGTTTTACAGTGTGGTGAATCTGATAAAAAATTACAAAAATTAGAGTTATTTGAACCAGATTACTATATAATTACCAATTATCAAATTGGGACTCATTATAAGTTGATTACATATGATAAAAATATCAATAAAGGCGCATTTAAATTCTCTGAAATACCATATAGACTGAAAGAAGAAATCGTGGATATATGTATGAAATATAATTCCGGGCTATTTTCATCTATACCCGATTTTATAGATTTTGCAAAAATGCATAATGTTAAAATTCAAAAATTACAAGAACTGAAATATCAATCGCTCGTCGATAAACCCAAGTCTCAATTATATGACAATACTATGGTTATACAAATTTATTCTAAATCTCTTCATAAAAAATTAGGCGAAGGCGCAGGAGAAAATATTACCAAAGAACAAAAAACTTTACACAATGTTATGAAACTATATAAAATAAAAGATTGGCGAAGAAAATTAGACAATAGCTATTTACTTAATCAAGAAACTGAAAAACTTGAAATTAATAGTTTTTTATGGCCAAGTGTTACCCATTATTTATATGCTTGCCGATTCTCTAGTTTGCCGGATATTTATAATAAATTTACAGTATCAAACGACGAAACCTCTACGCCTGAAATTTGCAAAAGTTTTTATGATAAAATGTTGAAAAGTTATAAATCCAAAATTTCTCCCGACGCAGATTATATACAAAATTACTCAAAATATTTAACGCAGGCATTGAATGTTAAATTTAATATCAAAAAAACAGAGGCTAAATTATTTAATAAAGAACTACATGACATCTTATTATTAACCGGTAATTCTAAAATTAATATTTATAAACCCGGTAGAAACGGTGGTATTTATGAAGCCACTGAAATAATGAAAGTTAGACTACTTTTAGCAAAATAAATTTGTTTTATATTTTATATTTAATAAAATATAAACTCAATTTTTTAATTATAATTACTTATATATATATCATGAATAGTAAACATCGTACTAAACAAAAAGAACAAAAAAATAAAACTAAAAGTAAACAAAAAAAACCCTATACAAGTCTTGAAAAAAATAATAAACTACATATTGGCGGTGGGCTGCCGGAGGGGAGCATGGTGAAGGAGCGTAGCGATACGCAGACTCGCGTAAACGAAGCCAAAAAAAAGTCTATTAGACCCATACTTATTGAAGAAATAAAGACTATGTTAAACGATAATGATGATGGAGAAAAAGATTATGTCGAGATTAATAACTTTTTTGAGAAATATTATATATATGATAAACTTACCGATGTTATAATGAAGAATAAAATGAAAACTTTTTTTTCTGACAAAATAAACAAAACGATCAAAGACGCCGCCAAAGCTCAGCCGCTGTCCCCGCCGCCGCCGCCGCCTCCGCCGCCGCCGCCGCCTTCGCCGCCTTCGCCGCCTTCGCCACCTCCGCCTTCGCCTTTGCCTTCGCCTTCGCCGCTGCCGCCGCCGCCGCCACCGCCTCCGCCGCCGCCGCCTCCGCC